GAAGTAATATTATTTGTACCAATATCAGAAATTCTATCTTGAATCTGTTTAGAAACTGTTCCTAATTCTACATCACCAATTCTTTCTGTACCTGCAATACTTCTTAAACCATCCGGTGCTAAATAAATTAAATCACCACCAAGTTCTTGAATACTTTTTCCATCCACACAACCTATTTTTCTTGTAACAGGAGTAACTACAAAATCTGAACTTGAAGCACCGGATATTTTAAATATCCTATCTGTACCAAATATAAATAATTCTTCACGAAATACTTTAAGTCCTACAATAGTTGTATCTACTTTAATTGTACCACCCCCTGTATCAAAATCATCTTCTGTATAAGGGCCTGCAAATGTTACGCTTGATATAGCATCTGACATACCCCCATAAAACATATGATTTTTAAATGAGGTTACAAATTTAGGATTTGTTGGGGCAGTTCCACCTCCTGTAGCATTTATTACATCAATAGTATATGATGTGTCAATAGAAAAAGCATTAGTTGTGCCTGTTGCTATCATTATTTTTTCTGTTCCATTAAAATTAAAACGTTCAAAATCATAACGATAGGTTGTTCCTTTACCTGTAGCTAAAGAAGTCCAACTTCCACTTGTTCCTCCACGATAAACTGTGCCACCTCTTGCTGTTATTATTATATCATTAAATACAGCCGCCATATCTATAATTTCTGCAGAAGAAGATACTTGAGGTACAATAGTAGAGTTATAAGCTGTTGTTCCAAGCATTTTTTTATATCCCCCTGCAATATCGGGTTCAAAGTTAGTTAATTGTAGTGCTTCTCCGGGTCTCATTGAGAAAATATCTTTATTTAAAACTAATCCACCAAAACAACTTACAACTGTAGGTGTTATCTGAGAAGTATTTGGCACTACATTACACCTTTACCATAGTAACGAAGATTAACTCTTTCATCACGCATGTATTCTTGTTTTGATACTAAATCTTTTTGTAATCTTTTTAAACCATCTTTATATTCTTTAGCCGCTATCATAGCATGTTCTGGGTCAGAACGTAAATTGTATGCATAGTACCTAGACCTTGTTACTAGTAAATCTGCGTATCTATCATCTAAATCGGGAGTATCCCCATGTGCAGATAGCTCTACATGCTCTTTCCAATATTCTATCACAATAGAATAGTCATTTCTATCTGGTACTGGGCTTAATCCTAATTTACCACTTTGAGTTTTATATATATATTGGGGTTCTCCTTGAGAAGAACTTAAATTAGCTTTATCTCTTTCTGAATATTGTCTAATATAATCATCATAAGAAATATATCTTAATTTTTTAGGGCCACTATTTCTAGATATACGAACATAATCCACATCTAAATTAGTTGCTGTAGATGTATTATTTAATGTTATATAAGTTGTTTGAGCTGTTGCTGTAAAAACTGTATCTAATACTGCACCTTCGCCAAAATCTGTAACTGTTAAAGTTGTGCTTAAATTTTGTGTTCCTTCTGCCGCAGTACCAACTTGTACTTTTAATGCTTGTCCAACGCTAGCTGAATCATAAACTTTTACTTGTATTCTATATTCTGTATCTTTACTTGTAGTTAATGCTTGATAAATAGCATAATCATTTAATCTTGCTCTACCATTACCACCACTATTGTAGGCAGCACTTCCTGCACCTGCTATAGTAGTCCAACTAGTTATATTACTAGTAAATTCACCATTAGTTACTAATTCTTTTGGTTTAGAATAAACTGTATCCCAATCTATCTTACGCCATGTTAAATCCCCACTTTGAGGAGAATCTGTTGTAGGTAAAGTGTATTCTCTTTGACCACTATTAGTATTATAAAAAGTTTCTTTATGAAGACTTGGAAGTTCTTCTAATTCGTTGTATATATCGTGTAGTGACCTATTAACAAAATTCTTAACAGATGTTTGTACACCTCGACTAGATGAAAAATTAGCTGAAGTTAATTCAACTTCATTTAAATCATTTAGTACTCTATTAGTTATTATTAAATATGTTGCCATTAAGCTTCTGTTCCTGTTTTACTTAATCCCGGTATAGGAAAACTTTCAAATTCTACACAATACGCATCCATTTGTGTTATTAATTTGTATTCTGCAGATTTATTATTATATGATTCCATTAATTTATATTTTTCTGTAATGCAGTTTTCTTCACTTGGGTATATAAATCCACTGTATTTAACTGAAGGAGCATTTGGCATAGATATTATTATTAGCATAAACCATATATTAATCATTTTTTATTTTATTTCTATCCTCTAGCAAACTTAATATCTTATCTATTTTACTTTCTAACTTTACTACTCGTTCTTCCATTTCATGTTTAATATTATTATTAGGTGAAAGACGAATTATTTGACCAGTAGTTCCTTTTTGTTTTTTTCTAAAATCGTAAGTTGCCATAAATCCTTTAGGTATTTATTAGTCGCTTTAAAATAAGGGGGCCGAAGCCCCCTAATTGTATTATATTAATTAGCCATCGTGTTGAGTTGCAGTATGTCTGTCTGTTTCATCCACACCACTTACGTCACACAGTAGAGCAAATACACGAATTTTTCCTGCACTTGAAGCCGCACCTGCAATTAAAGCATCAAGAGTATCTGCACCTACATTTACTGGTCTTGCAGTAGCTGTAAGAACAGAGTAACCTGTTGCATTAGCATCGCCATCAACAAAATTGTCTGGGTCTGCACCAGTTCTTCCTAAATCAATAGTAGCTGAACTTGAAAGTGCTGTAAGCACTTCAACACCTGCGTGTAAGATTAAAGTTTCAGCCGGTATATCAAGAACTTGCAAAATGTCTCCATCTGCTGTACCTGCATCAGAATTAATTTGACTAATGTCAATTGTATTCTCTACAAGGTAGGGAGTTCTAACACCCGCACTAAATCTTGATGGGACTGCACCGGCGTTACCCGGGCCCGTTACGTCATATGTAGCCATATTATGTGTTCTCCTTAATCAATTAAAAGATGTCTTGTTTCAAGAGCTGCCGAACGAAGCACTTTTCTACCAAAGACGTGAAGACCTCTAACGATATCAGAAAATGAATCTGGGTCTCTAATTACTTCTGTTTTTGCGATAGCATTAGCAGTAGCAGTTGAAGACATATGTCCAAATAATACTTTATAATAGTTTGAAGTTGAAGAAGCAGCAAAGTTATTAGTCATGTATAGTTTAAAACCATTTACTTGACCATTAATAACTGAACCATTTCTTAAAGGTGACGCACTGTCACCGGTAATAGACGCATCCATTAATTTAGATGATGCATTTCCAAGTTGTTCATAGAACTCTGGGGATGCTAAAAACCATCTGTTATCAGTTGGAATGTCTGCCGCATGTAAATTTTTAGCCGCAGTTGCTAAGATATCCATTGGGTCAATTTCCGAAGAAGCAAAACCAACATCTGCACCAGAACCGTCACTACCAGTAGTAGTTCCAGAACCGGACACCATTGCCGCAATTACATTTGTATCGTATGCATCTTTTAGAGCATATGCTCCAGAAGATGTAGCCAAAGCTTCCCAGTTAACGTGAGCTTGTCTTTCTTCGATATCATCAACTTTAAATGCAAACGCATTAGCTTGGTCTACAACCATTTGAATCTGGTCATCTGCCAAATTCTGAGGAGCAATTTGAGCACCTCGGTTGTATGAACTAACTGTAATGGTTGGCTCTTTAATAATGTTGACTGTATCTCCGTAAGCTTCAATTTCACCTGCATAGTCAGTATTGGTAATATCCTCTACCACTGATGCAGTTCTAAAAAACTTTTGGACTTTTTGACTGAATATTGCTGGTAACCAATTACCCGATGGTAAATTGTTATAACCAGACGCTTTTCCTATAGCCATAATTTTGTCCTCCTATAGACATAAAGATTAAGCATTAGCAATTCTTCCCTCAACTCTAGCTAAGTCAATATCTTTTTCATACTTGGCAAATTCAGCCGGTTTCATTTTAGCTATTTCGCTAACCTTCCACGTTTTTTTATTTGTAGTATCAATCTCACGTCTGCTAGTTGAAGTTACTGATTTAGATGCTTCTAATGAATTGTTAGTTTTTTTCTTTTTATACCCAGTATCAATTTTATATAAATCAATAGCACGAGCGGCTAACTTTGCATTAGATGTATTTTCATACAACCAACCTTGAATAGTAGAATCTTGTTCACTAACCCATTGATGAAATTTTTCATCTCCTCTTATATCACTATAATCAGGATGGAATTTTGACAATTCTATTTCGGCTTTATCTCGTTGGACAACCGCTTGTTGGCTTTCCAATTCTTTAAGACCTGTTTGGATTTGTTTTGTTCTATCATCT